CATTTTAAATGGCGAATTCATAATGTATAAGTATTTTTTAGCAATTACTTTTGCTCTCATAGGTAATTCAACTTTTGCTAAGTCAGCAGAAGCTATTTTTTTAGATATGGCTGTTGCAGATAATGTAGGTGCAATATATGTATTTGACGAAGAAGATGATCCTAATAAACAGCTTGGTAGACCTAATCAATATGTGTCCAAGATAAGTTGGGCCGATAAACGTATAGATCCACATGATTTTTCTGAAGAAAATGAAGATGAAATTAATGATTTAGATCCAACCGAATACAAAGGTGGAACTATTGAAGAATTTAAAAATGTATCCGATTTAAATAGACGATATACCTACATAAAAAATATTACTTTGAATGCACCGATGTTAAATCAATATATGTATAAAAAAGGTCTATTTTTGATGCGTTTAGATAAGGATTTCACACCTTCTCAAGCAAAAAAGTATGAGAAAGAGTTTAATTTAGTAGTTAAATAAAAAAGCCCCGAAAGGGGCTTATTTATTGGAGCTGAAAAACGTATCACGCTACGTACAGCATATTGAATATTTTGCTGTCATCCTGTTGTTATTATAACTGTTTTTTTAAAACCAGCCTACTGTGTGCAGAAATAATAAAGCACTTGCACAAACACCAACAATTGCACCCACTAAAAAAGGATAGAGCCACATATTTTTTATCCTTTACGTTTGGTTTGCGCTTGAATAAATGCACAGCTTGGTTTGTTATTTTGCCGAATTAAGCTTTCAATGCGTTTGGTATAGCGGTCGAACAAGTACCAGATGATGATTACCACGGCAGCCGATAGGTTTACAACAATTAAAATCAGAGCAGTTTGTTGGTCCATTTTTTATTTTCCTTTGTTTATTCATCTTGTGATGTGCATTCAGGGCAGGGGCATTCGATTGGATCTGATGGTTCAGCGATAATGACTGGCATGACGTTCTTCCTTGGTCTTGCATTCAATGCATAAAGTGACTGCACCTAGCTTTTGGCGTTCTGGTGGAATGTCATTGCCACATTCTTCACATTCAGACAGTGATGGTGCGCTGTAATCACGTGGTTTTACTTTGACTTGGTTTAGTTGGTTTTCTTGTGCGCGGTCGATGGGGTCAGACACATGCCACCTCTTTATTTTGTTTTGCTGCTGATTTTGGAAGGTGAATGTTAGGATTCGGCATTGCAGATGGGGAGAGTTCAGCATCCCAAGTTAAAAAACCTTGAGCTGTAAAACCACAATGTAAATTGGTGCATTGACCGTATAAGCGTTTTAAAAGTGGATCGACTTGTTCACTTGAACGGATCCAAAGAGATTCGCCGCAATGAGGGCATTTATTACTTATCGTACGTCCTGGTTTAGACATTTTTGCTGCCTCTGCTGAATAAATAATATTCAACAAATATACAACAAAATTACGATATATCTAAAGTATCTATTGTAAAAGTTATTAAATATCGTTATTTTGGTTTTACCTATTTCATCCTGACTTCGCCCCAAAGTCAGGATTTTTTTTGTCCTATTTTTTGGATTTGTCTATTTTTTCTTGTTCACGTTTTATGGCATTGTTCGCGGTCTTTTTCGATTTGTAGACGTGAGTCAACTTTAATGGCTTGCTTTGATCACCTGAGGTGATTTTGACTGACTTGCCACCTTCGCTGTAATAGGCAATGACACCGGTATAATCTGCATAATTTTTACCAGTGCGCTTTTTGGTTTTGGACTTTTCTTTTTCTTCTTCAGTCTTTTCTTCTTTGCCTTCAAACAGTGTCGATACATCATCGGCATCGGGCAGCTGAACTTCTAATTCAACTGAGGTGGTGAAGCCATTGTCATTGAGTGAATGGGTGACGTTTGTCCCTAACCAGATAATGTCATCAATTTCAGGTTTTAAGCCAACAAATTCAAATTCCTGTTCAGGGATTAAAGTTGGATCGCCAAAAGCTAAGGTATATGTCAGTTTTTGGGCAGTACGTTTACAGCGATTGTATTCCGCATTTGCTGCCAGTTCAGCGGTGGTTTTATCCCGATGCACATAGCGGATCTCTTTCATGTTGTCTTCACTGTCACCGACTACGACATGCAATTTTTTGGCTTTGTTTTCGGTGTAGTAATAGGCTTTGACGCCTGTGATATTGTCCGTACCTGTGCCATTGGTGTAGTTGTGCTGATCGCCCTTATTCCTGGTGATTTGTACACGTGACAAAGCTAAACCTGAAACCGTTTGACTTGCACCACGTGGTAATAAAATCAAATGTCCATTCTTCACTGTGGCAATTGCGTCATTCTCATCGGCAATACGTGTGATGAGATTGGCATCAGATTCATTCTGGGCAATGTATTTAATTTTTTTTGATGCGAATTTTTCATGAACAATGACTTTCAGTTCATATTCAGCACCGACTTTTTCAAATATTTCTTGAATGGTTTTGTCGCTCCAGCTGCGTTCACGCTTTTGTTTTAAACCTTCTGATACATCATTGGCCATGGCAGAAATACTAAGTACATCTGGTGCGCCACGATGGGATGTGGAATCGACTTTGTATTTGCCTTTGTCGAATAAACCGGTATTGGACCAACCTAACCAGACCTGAATGATGGCACCTTTGGGTGGAATACTGAGCATGCCATCTGCATCATTCAATTCGATGTCCACTGAATCCACCACAAGCCCACGATTGTCTTTAATACTCAGTGACATTAAACGTGAAGCCATAAGGGATGAAATATCGACACCATCCACTTCAACTCGAAAAATTGGGTAAGGATATTCCGTCATTTTTTCAACAGAATTTAATGCCGTACCAACGACGTTCATGACTTTATTCAGCATTAGAGAATCCTATTTAGTGCGCCAATACCCATGCCGATCAGGGTGCCTAATAAGGTCGGTTGCCAATCGCGTACAATGGTCAGTTTTAAAGTGAATTCAGTTTTACGTGCTGCACCATCTTTAAAGAAATAGGTTTTGGTTTCATCTAAATCATTGATGATGACTAAGCCATAAATCTTGCCTGTGCCTTCAATTAAGGTATATGCCTTGCCTGTATCTCCCATTTGTCTGAGGGTGTCTAATGTGACGCGACTTCCTGTCAATTCGTGGTAAATCACGCCTTTAAGTGTAATGACATCTTCACCTTTACCAATAAATTGATAAGCAGGGGAGTCTCCGACACGGCTATTGGAAGGATGTCGCCAATTGGTGACACGTTGCAGTTCTTGATATGACGCTGTTCGTAATGAGAAGACAAACAAGCCTAGAGCCATCATCATGTGTCTTTACTCCGTGTCTGTTAAAAATTTACGTTTTTTCATCTGCTGTTCTTCAGCCACTCGCTGGAGTTCCTGACGCATTGCTTCAGCCGTTCCTTTGACCACGGATCCATCTTTGACTTGAATATGCACTTCAATGGTGTCTTGGCTGATATATGAACGTGGGTTATTGCGACCAACATTTATAGGTTTGACTGGCTTGGTTTGGGCAGCAGTATTGACCACACCTTGTGTGGCGGTGGATGTTGCTGCAATTGGTAACCCATTGGCATTTGAAATGCCGTTGGCCATGCCTTGCATGGTATAGCCACCAATGCCCATGAAGACACGTGAAGGTGAATGGATGCCTAGAATTCCCCGGGCTTTATCAATGACACCACTGACAGCACCTGTGATGGCATCTTTGACGGCATTGACTTTGGATAAAATACCGTTCTTGAGTCCTTCTAAAATCATGGCACCAAAGCCAGTGAACTTCGCTGGAAGATCCACACCGAACCATGACAGTACTTTTGCAAATGCTGAGTAGAATAGTCCGATTGGACTCCAGTTGATGATCAGTGCTGATATGCCTTTAATGCCACCATTGAATGCTGTCTTGATGGTATTCCAAATGCCGACAAAGAATGCTGAGATCGGGGCCCAGTTTTTATAAATCAGGAAGGCAGCACCAGCAATGGCAAGGACAATCCATGTAATTGGGTTGGTCAGTAACGCCATGCTCATACCTTTGGCAGCCAGTGCTACTGCACCAAATGCACGACCAACCATCATCATTGGGCCAAAGATGGCGATTGCACCAATGGATAGGGCAGAGAGACCACCAACAATGGCAATAGCACCGACTGCAATTTGGGTCAGTGTTCCTGCGAGTGCTGGGTTTGCTTGTGCCCATGCCTGCACGGAATTCATGGCAGTGGAAAACAGACCAGCAGCTGAATTAATACCAGGTAATAATTGATTGCCAATGGTGATACCTAAGGCAGATGCAGAGCTCTTTGCTAATTTCAGATTATTGGCTGTCGTGGCTGCTCTTGCTGCATATTCTTTTTTCCATGTAGCAGCGTATTTTTGCTTATCCGAGACTTTACCTAAGTTTTCTTCTAAGGCTTGCATATTTGTCAGCAATGGAGCAATAGATCCAAGTGACTCAGAGCCGAATAATTCTTTTAACATGGCAGCTTGCTTGTACTTATCCATTTTTGAAATGGCTTTCAATACAGATAATGTGGTTCCTTCAGCATCCTTCTGCATGTCTTGAGCTACCTTTTTAGCATCCATGCCTAATTCAATATAAGCATTGTGTTGTCCCTTTGTGGCAGACTCACCTGCAACCAAGGCAAGCATCATATTTTTAATACCTGTAGCAGCCACTTCTTCAGCTACGCCCATGCCACGGATTGTTGCCCCTAATGCGGCAATAGATCCAGAAGCAAAGCCACCGACTTCACCCAACGGGCCAATACGTTGCACAATATCCATGATGCCTTTAGCCGCGGCAGGGGTATTGTTGCCTAGGTAGTTAATTTTATCCGCTAATGTTGTTACTTCAGATTGTGACATTTTGAATGCTGTACGCATTTCTGCCATTGCCTGTCCTGATTCTTCGGCTGTAATGTCGAAAGCTACACCCATCTTCACAGCTGTTTCAGCAAACTGAGTCAATTCATTTTTTGCAATACCAGATTGTCCACCTGCTGCATAAATAGCTGCAATATCTTTGGCGGCCATCGGCAGTCGTGTACTCATGCTGATAATATCGTTTTCCATTTGCTTAAACTGCTGTGGGGTATCAAAGTCAACCACCTTTTTTACATCAGCCATGGCAGATTCAAAATCAATAGAAAGTTTAACTGGTACTGCTAAAGCAGCTACACCAGCACCAGCGATCATGAGTCCTTTTTTTGCCATTTCATTGGCTTTGCCCATGCGTTCTTGCATCTTTTCGTATTTCTTTTGGGCTTCTGTATGTTTGCCTAAGGATTCTTTTTGTTTGTTTAGCTCCATGGTAGTCAGATGAATCTTATTTTTTAGATCTGATTCTTCATCATTCAATCGATCCATCTGAATGCCAGCTTTGTTGAATTCCTGAGCCATACCAGTCAATTCTGTACGTTGGCTTTTCTGCACACCCATCAGGCGTTTATGTGCGGCTTCAGCACGAGCCAATGCTGTGACATTTTCCTGAACTTCAGGATTGATCTTGAGTGCTGCTTTTAATTCAGAAATGGTTTGTTTGTTTTTGGCCAATGCCTGAGCAGTCTTTTCAGATTGTGCGGTGAGCTGACGGAAACCTGAGATTTTGCGCTGTTGTGCTTCAAGGTCCTTCAGCTCA